GTTTGTGTAGTTGTAACTGTAGTTGTTCCATCCATATCAACTGTTTCTTCAGCAAAATTATAAGAACCATCCAAACCTTGTATTCTTAAAGTTCTAGCACCAGTTCCTGCTACATCATCATTAACATTATCACTTACTACATCAACAGTAACATCTGTAGATTGCCAAGAATAATTATCTCCTGTTTCCCAAATAGTTTCAAAAGAACCAGAACCAATAGTTGGGTTATATCCAAACTTATTAACCATAGAGTAACCAGGAACTTTACCTTGTTGAACTGCTAAATAAAATGGAATGTTACCAACTGTACTTCCACCTGTTATTGGATTGACATTATTGCAAGACATTATTAAGGTTTATCTGGATAATCTATATTATTAACTTGTTCAACTGTAGTTATGCCATTTGTTATATTTCTTAATTCTGTTCTAAATTGCATCCAAGCATTTCTTTGTTCAGATGTTAATGTATTATCTGGTAATTGAGTCCAGTCTGAATCTTGTAAGTCTTTATTTCTTTTGGCTCTTAAATCTTCCATAGCCATATCAAATTCAACAATAGGTAATTGTGCTTCTATCCAAGCATTAACTGATGACCAATTAATACTTACTTCATTTCCATCTTTATCGGTTGCAACAATAGTTTCTTGTGTATTGCCATCAATACTTACAACTAAATTATGTATTGCTCTTATTGCTTTATGTAAATTTGCCATTATGCTAATACCTCCATTACAGTTATTGATGCAGCATCTCTAGTAACCTTTGCTTGTTCTCCAGTATCAGCAATAGTACCAGCAGAATATATAGTAGCATTAAAGGATAGTGTTCCACCACCTTCTGGAAAAGCTTGTATTTTATAAGTGGTTTCACTTGTTGTGTTTGGAGAATCTAAAAACATATGACTTACTGATCTAGCGTCATCATTTGCGTTTGCTTTCCCACCAAAAGATCGTCTTTGTCTACTTTCATCAGCATCTCCAATATAAATTTCTGTTGAACCTCTTAAAAGACTTGAATACACTTTATATCCATTAGTTACACCCAAAGTGTATTGTGCCATAACTAAAATTTTAGAAGAAGTTGCTGATGGTGTAATTGCAACTGAAAAACCAGTTACATCAGTTAAAGAAGAAGAAGTGGTTGTAAATAAACTTGTCTTTACTGTTTGAACAACTTGACCAATTTTACCACCTAAACCAGCAGGTAATGATGTTACACTAGATAAAGAATTATTATTTAAAGTTATGATTGCCATATTATACTCCTATCAATGCCTTTACCTCAGCTTCAGTTAATCCTAAGTCTAAAAGTTTTTGTTTGCCAGATGCTTTTTTAGTTTCTTCATCTGCTTCTGCATCTTTTAATTCTTGTATCTTTGCATTTACTTCTGCTTCAGTTGGTTTTGTAATTGAACTGTCATGTACTATGATATTTTCATAAGACATTCTTTCATCTCCAGTATAATCTTTTTTCCAACCAAACCATTGTCCAGAGTGCATTTTAGCTAATGCTAAATTTAACCAATCTTGATCGTTCATTCTATGTGTCTCCTAATCTAATAAAATTTGCATAAGTAAAGTTTCTATCAGTATTACCACCAAAACTAACTGCTAAACCATTAGTTTCCATATAAAATTTAACTTTATGAGTTGATGTACTTGTTACATCAAAAATATATGGAATATAAAAACCATCATAATAATTAGCTACAGGAACATTACCTATTGAATTAGCTGCTGTATTATAAGATGAATTATCTGTAGTTACTTGAATTTCTCCAACTGTAAAAGGAGTAGCTGTATCTCTTGTAAATCTTGATCCAAAATTTATTTGATAAACTCCTGTTGATGGAAAAGTAAATACTCCAGAACTTTCAGACATTCCTGTTCCAATTAATACATTACCATAAGTATCATCTCTTTCCCAATTAGCTGTAACATATCCTCCTCCAGAAAAATCAGCAGTTACTCTCCAAGTATCTATTTCTGTAATTCCACCACCTTTAATTAATGAGTAATCAATTCTTTTTAATGTACCAGCATCTGATACTAAAAACTCATCAGTATCTGCTGGTTCACTTGTTAATGCTGTTTGAGCAGAAATAACATCATTATTTAATTTTGCTCCAGTAACTGCGTTAGCACCAATCTTAGCAGTAGTAACTGTGCCATCACTAGGTGCTGTAATTAATCCAATTCCATAATGTAAAATAAAATCGCAAGTAGATGTTCCAGCAACTGCTGTTCCAAAATCTATTGTTGAACCAGATACAGTAAAGTTTCCAGCTTGAACTACACCATCAATACTAACTAATAATGTATTCGCACTACTAGGTGTAAAATTACTTCCACCTTTTTGTAATGTGTATGATGAACTACCATCAAAGGTAATGTTATCCAGTACCTCTACATTACTTATTTTATCTGTATCTCTACCTATATACGCCATTAATTATCCTTTTGGATTATTATCCTTGATTGTTTGTATTCTTGTTTTCCAAGCTTCAATGTCATGGTAGATTTCATCTAACTGATCTCCCCAAGAACCATATTGGCTTCTTCTTGTTGCATCTACTTGAGCATTAGCTTCAGCAGTATTTGCAACTGTTTCATATGATGCTAGTTGTGCGTCAGTTGGTTGTGCAATATCTAAATTCCATTCAGCTATATAAGCACCTTGACCATTACTGTCGTCTTGCAACTTAACATCATTAAAAAATTCTACATTACTAACTCCATTAGCTTTGCAGTATTCTTTTATTTTTGTACTTAGTTGTGCCATAGTTTTACCTCCTTAATTTTAATTACCTATATAAAAACCACTAAATTCTGATAAAGAAATAGATATTGTACCACCAGTTTGTTGTTCGCAATAAATTTCAAAATAATCAGTACTTCCATTTGCTTCAACTATTTGAGAAGCAACTGCTGTATTATAATCTCTATTAATTGATGCTGAACCACCAATATTTGAACCATTTTTATAAAAAAGAATTACAAAAAAATCTGTGTTATTAGTACTACCAGCATCTATTCTTCCATTAAGGAAATATTTACCAGCTTTATTAGGAGTAAATCTATTGTTTACACCTAAATCAAAACAACTATCTGTATCAAAAACTTCTGAACTAACTGCTAATTTTGTATTTGTTCTATCAGAAACAGATGTAGCACCACCACTTACTCTAAACATTGGTTTATTAGATTCTCCAGCACCAGTTACAGTTCCTGTGAAATCGTAAGTGTCTGCTAAGTTCAACGATTCCGATTGTATCTTAGTAATAGCCATTAGTTAATCTCCTTCGTTAAACTTAGAATCTTTTCTTTACTTTCGTAAGAAAGTGAAGCTAAGTTAAGACTTTCAGATTGTATTTTTGTTATTGCCATAATTTAAACTCCGATTAATTTGTATCCACCTATTGATGTATTGTCTCCAGCGATTGTTGCTGATCCACTATTATTTGCATCGATTGCTTTTGCGTATAATTCTACAGTATCAGTTGCAACCAAAGTTAAAAAACCAGATATATATATACTAACAAGTGATTGATCGCCTGTTGAACTAAAATATAGTTGATGGTTTTTTACAGAACTTCCATTTTTATAAAGATAAATTTGTGATCTCTCACCATCATTTCCTATATCAGCATAAGAATAACTTACTTGTGCAGCTACAAAATATTTTCCATCCTCTCCTGAAGGCACTGTAAAAGTAGTTCCATCAAAAGCAGAATTACTATCTATTTCGTTTGTTGTAAGACCTGTTATTTTAGTAATTACTCCTCTTGAAATAGTTGAATTTGATGCTTTTTCTCCATAAAAAGCTGGAGTGTTTTTCATGTTATCAGCAAGTGTAATTGTCTTACTAGAAAAATCTAAAGTAGAACCTAACTGTGATGTACCAACAGAACCATTTGGAGGATTTACTGTTTGAACAGCTTTACCTAAAAACACACAGTACATATCATCTGATGCAGATGTAGCACTTGTTAAAGTTAAACTTGTACCAGATGCAGTATAAGCAGTTGTAGGTTCTTGTCTTACAAAATTTATAAATAATGCAATTTCATTTTCGTTAGCTACAGGATTATCAAGTGTGTAAGATGTAGTCGCACTTGTAGTGAAGTCTTGCTTAGCAAAACTTGTGTAACTTAATGCTGGTTGGTTTCCTAAATACATTTACGCAACATCTTCTAAAGTTGAAATAATTACATCTGCAATACCAGAAGCATTGTCAGATTTTACTTTAACAGCACCACCATTAGGAATAATTACTTTTCCAGATATAGCTTCTAAAGAACTTCCAATAGGTACTGGAGCTTGTTTAACAATGTATCTATCATTTGATCCATCATTAAGAACTATATCAACAAGGATAGAAGTTGTTCCAGTATTAGATACTAAACAACCAATCATAACTTGTTTGTTAGATGTAGTAGTTTTAACAGTTGTTAAAGTAGCATCTGTTAAACTAGCTGTTGTTGAATTAAAATTATTTGCCATATTTATTTCTCCTTATTATCCTAATGCAATAGCAAATGGAATACTATTATCAGGTAAATTTGTTAGATTACTACCATCTACAGCAGGTAATTGAGCTGAACCATTTAATTGTACCACATTATTTGCTGAAGTTCCAACATCTTGTGTAGATGCAGTTCCTAATCCAGTAATCTTAGTATTAGCAATAGAATTAACTGCTAAATTAATTGTACCTGAAGATGTGATTGGTGAGCCAGTTACTGTAAATTCTGATGAACCTGAATCTGCTACTCCTACTGAAGTTACTGTTCCAACATTACTTGGAGTAACTTGTGTATAAGTAATATTGCTTACACCTATAGTTGCATCAGAATCAGTAGTACATAAAAATATTTTATTATCATTTGCTGTACCTTGATTGACTACAATCATTTGACCAGATAGTTCAGCTATTGTGTCAAATTGTGGATCTCTACTAGCTGTACCACTTGCAACTACAAGATATAATCCATTTTCTGTAGCATCTGTTTGATCTTTTACTAAAACTCTATCTCCAGTAACTAATGTTACACCATCTAAAGTATCACCATTTTGTAAGTCTGCTGTTAAATCTATATTTGCAGTAGTAGCTGCCTCTGCAATAACTCTAGTTCTTAATCCTGCAACAGCTTGATCTACATAATTTTTAGTAGCAGCTTCAGATGAAACAGAAGGATCACCAAGACCAGTAATTGAACCACCACTAACAGAAACATTATTTGCATCTTGAGTTGCAATCGTTCCTAAACCTAAATTAGTTCTAGCTGTACTAGCTGAAGTTAAATCTGATAAGTTATTTGCTTTAACAAGTTTAGCATCTAATTGAGTTTGTATTGCTGATGTTACACCATTTAGATAACCAAATTCTACATTTGCAACTGTACCATTATAAATTTTAGTAGCTTCAATAGCTGCACTAGCATTAATATCTGCATTAATAATAGTACCATCTAAAATTTTTGCTGAAGTAATATTTGAATCTGCAATCTTAGCAGTTGTTACTTGGCTATCTCCAATGTGAGCTGTGTCTATACTGCCATCAACATACTGATCTGAGTCTACAGAATTAGCAGCCATTTTAGCATTAGTGATTTGAGAATCAGCTATGTGTACTGTATCTATAGATCCATCTACATATTGATCTGAATCAACTGAGTTAGCTGCCATCTTGGCATTTGTAATTTGTGAGTCTGCAATATGTTGAGTATCAATACTGCCATCTACATAATGTTCAGAATCTATACTGTCATCTGCAATCTTATCTCCATTAACTGCATCTGCTGCAATCTTTGCGGTAGTAACTGATCCATCTGCTAATTGAGTTGTACCAATAACACCTCCTGGAATAGAAGTATTAGTTTTTGAAAGAGCTGCTACAAATACATTGGTAATAGCTTCATTAGATAAATTTCCACTATCCCATGTTACATTGACTGTTGTGTTTGTAGAAAAAGATGATGAACTAATTGTTCCATAAATAGTTCCTGGAGTTGGAGCTATAACTTTAATTCTTCTGTCTGCATGATAAAAAGATGTTACATCAACACCAGCTATAGTGAAAGATGTTGCACTTGCATAAGCTGCTGTGTAAGCACCTGAACCATCACCATATTCTACCCATTGTGAATCATTATACCAGTCTCTAGTATTTTTCATCAATGCTCTAATTGCATTGTTTAGATTAGAAGGTAGCATCCCTTCGGCAGTAGAAATACCATTAAGTGATGTATTGTTTGCTTGTGTTGTTGAATAATCTTTTATTCCTGCCATATTAATCTCCTATAAACCAAGCGTATGCTTTATTGTTCTCTTGGTTCTTTTCATTTACTAATGTGTTAATAGCTTCTTCAATTTGTCTTTGGAAGAACTCTTGAGTTTCAAAACTGTATCTAACATTATCTATATCACTTTTATCTGTCATCGCAACCCTCCTCTTGAGGCAACTAAATCAATTCCTTGAGCATCTTTCCAAACCCCACCACTAGGTATTTTTACATTAATTTTAACATATCTACCAGATTGTCTTACTGGATTAATACCTGATGTATTCATGCTTGATACACTTGATATAGTTGGACTATCAGCAAGTTTGTCTTTTGTAGAAATTGTTACTGTAGCTTCCGCATCAACAATTGGTCTTACCCCTGTTATATTTGATCTTAGTCCAGGAAACAACTCTATTTCTGAAGTTTCTATTTCACCTTCATTTGCAGTACCTGAAAAAATAGCAGCTTTATAATCGCTATCAATAGCACCTAATAATAATTGTCCACCATTCCAAAAGTCAGTATCTAATGCAATATTAATATTATCTAAGTTTTCTGAAATAATATCCATTAATTCTACAGTATAAGCACCAACGAATTGTGAAAATATTGTACTAGCATTAGCCTCAGCAGTTGACCATTTTTGAGTTGCATAATTATAAATTAAAACTTTATCACAGATACCAGTTGTATTAGCTGTATCTGATGCACTTGGATATAACCATAAAGCTAATTGATTAAATGGATCAACAGCAGCACATATTCTATCACTAAATGCTTTGTTTAAATCTGTATCAAAAAATCTATTTACTTTTTCTGCACCAATTGAGATAACTTGATCTCCATTAATTTCAAAAAAACCATCATCTGCATAAAAGAATACTCTACGATTATCTTGACAAACTGTTCTTCCATAAACAGCTCCTCTATTTGGTGATATAACTGATAGTCTAAATACTGTTGCACCACCCACATAGTCCATACGAACTATTTGGTTTTGTCTAAAAATATATGAAATCTCTCCAGAAGTTATGTGAGTTATTTGTCCACCTGATCCTGGTAGGTCTTGCAAGTCTGATTGTTTAGTACCACTTGCCCAAGTAGAAATATCATTAATTCCTGACCATTGTATTCTATTAGAATTATTTATATGATTACCAGTTACTAAAAAATCTCTAATAACTCCTGATACTTTAAAAGTTGGAACTGTACCTGATGTTGCAATTGAAGATAAATCTGCAAAGTTAGTTGATGTACC